GCGACCTTGGCGGCGCTGATGACAGACGGGGTGTATCTGGATGTGGCGCCCAGCGGGAAGACCAAATTCGTGATTGTGTCGCTCGCAGCCCATGAAGACGTGCCCCAGCTCGGCGGGAGCGCCTTCGAGCTGTCCACGTATCTCGTGAAGGCGGTCGAGCAGAACGTGAGCGGGGCGACGGTTGATACCGCAGCGGCGCGGATACAAACGCTCCTGGAGCACGTGACGCTGACCATCACCGGGTACTCGCACGTGATGACGCGGCGCGCTGAGCGCGTGCGATACCCGGAGATTGATCCAGAGAATCCAGATGTGCGCTGGCAGCATAGCGGGGGCAGATATGAGGTCATGGTAAGCGCATGAGCATGACCCTTGTGCAACCGAAAGTCGGCACGTGGGGGCCGGAGTCTGTCGCGATTCTAGCCTCGGCTCGACGGCTGAATATCGGGTGCGGGCACTGGCCGTTACCGGGGTGGACGAACCTTGACGCGCGCCCTGGCGTGCCGGCGGATGCCTGCGCCACCGTGCCGCCGTTGCCATATCCCGATGGGTCGCTCGATGAGATTTACGCCGGGCACGTGCTGGAGCATCTGACGCCTGCCGCGGCGGATCTGCTGCTGCTGGAATGCCGACGGTGCCTCGTGCCTGGCGGGACGATGGGGATTGTCGTGCCGGACACGCGCGAAATCATGACGCGCTGGCTGGCTGGCACGGCTGACACGGTCGAGTATCCAGCAGACGTCATCCGCCCGATTGCAGATCTGGATGAGGTCTGCGCGTTGTTTCTGTACTCGACGGTGCAGGAATCGTTGCACCAGTGGAGTTATGACCTGACGACACTCAGGCGTCGGATCGAGCGTGCGGGGTTCCTCGTGACTTGCGAGATTGACCGCTGGAACGATCCGCGGATTCCTGTCGGCGCTTGGTATCAATGCGGCTGGGATGCCGTTGCGCCATGAACGACATGCTCGCGGAACGCATCGCGGTTGCTGTTGAAGTCATCGGCCAACGTCTCGCCGATCCTAAGCAGGCACTCGCGACTCGCGTGGCGAGCCTTGAGGAGATGCTGCGCGAGTTCGTGAGCGTGATGGAGAATCCACAGTCGTCCGATCAGGAGTGGGCCGACCTACTTGCGGATGTCAAAGCCGCGCTAGAGGATTCTGCGCCGAAGTGCGGACCGGATCATGTGATGGAGAACCCGCTGACAAGCTCATCCTACGCTAGGGCATTCATCAGCTCGGCGATGTCAAAGAAATACGCACTCGCCACGAATAAGTCAGTAACATGAGGCTCCTTCTGATCGAGGCGGCCGTGAGTTATATTGTTGGACCCTCCCGCCCACGCATGATCGGAGACGCCCGGTCTTCGATGTGCTCGTCCAGTATGCGCCTCACGACCTCCGCGACTGACAGACCGCGTTTCTTCGCGAGTCGGCGCAGAAAGCGAAGCTGCGGGACAGTGAACGAGATCATCTGTTTCACCATGCCGCCAAGTATACCCACGGGTATGTCACAACGTCAACTATGAGACTCCTCCTGATCGAGCCCGGCGCCAGTTCCAGCACGTCCGATGTGTCGGCCGGGCTCCGGTATGGCCTTGAACGCCACGGTGTCGACCTCGTGCGGTATCGGCTGGACCAACGGATCGATCGCTCGCATCGATGGCTGCACCACAACTGGCGCCGGACGAAGAAGAAGAACCCGGACATCGTGAAGCCAACTGCCGCAGACGTGTTCTACCAGGCCGGCATCGGGGCGCTGGAAATGGGGCTTCGGCACCGGGTCGATGCGGTGCTCGTAGTCTCCGCGATGTTCCTGCACCCGGACGTCGTGATCCTGATGAAGCGCGCCGGGCTGCGGGTCGTCGTGCTGTTCACGGAGAGCCCATACGACCATGAGCATGAACTCAAGATCGCGCGGCTGGTCGATGGGTGCTGGACGAACGAGCGCACCGTGGTCCAGGCGTTCCGGGCCGTGAACCCGAACAGCGGCTATCTCGCGCACGGCTGGCACCCTGAGCGGCATTTTGCCGGCGTCCATCCTGGCGATGCAGAACTGCCTGCGCATGACGTCGTGTTTGTCGGCACGGCGTTCCCTGCGCGCGTGCGGTGGTTCGCTGCGATGGACTGGAGCGGGATCGACCTGGGCCTGTACGGGAATTGGGACAGTCTCGGATCGCGTCATCATCTCCGGCAGTACGTGCGTGGTGGCACGACGGCGAATGACATCACGGCTGGGCTCTACCGTCGCGCGAAAGTCGGGATCAACCTGTATCGCGCCTCGCGAGGGTGGGGTGATGGGCCTGCCGTCCATGCGGAATCGCTGAATCCGCGCGCCTATGAACTGGCTCGGTGTGGAGCGTTCTCGCTCAGCACCCATCGACAGGAATCGCTGGAGATCTTCGGCGCACTCGTGCCGACGATTGACCTCGATTGTCCTGACGAGTCGACTAATGTGATTCGGACCTGGCTAGCCGATCGCGCTGGCGTCCGCACCGAACTCGCTGATCAACTCCCGGCCTGCGTGGCCGAGTCGTCCTGGGTCGAACGATCCGCTCAGGTCATCGGGGATCTCCAAACACTCCTGCGAGGGCAGGCCGCGGTTGCGTTGACCGCCTAGGAGGATGACTTGGCTCGATACCACGGCAGTAAAGGCGTCGTCTACATTGCGACCACAGGCACAGGCACGGCCGTTGTTGCGGTGTCGCTGTCTCAGTGGAGTCTTGATCGCGCAACATCGAAAGCTGACGTCACGGCGTTCGGGGATACGAACCTTCAATACGTGCAGGGGTTGCCTGATATTAAAGGCACGCTCGCCGGCTGGTTCGATGACACGAACGACAGTTTATTTGATGGCGCCGACAGCGCAGATGGAATAAAGCTATACCTTTATCCGTCATCGCTGGTCACGACCAACTACCACTATGGGCCTGCGTGGCTCGACGCGTCGATCGAAGTCGATGCTGGCGGCGCGATTGGGATCAAGGGCTCGTTCGTCGCTGCGGGCGCTTGGGGCAGAAAACCGTGATCATTGCCAGGGTTACCTACCTGGCCCTCGGCGCCACACGAGAGGCTCCTGGTTGGTTAACCAAACCAAGAGAGCACAGCGGATTGTATCACCGTATGGACCTGTGAAATGCACGGCCTAACCGTCAAAGGTCGCGTCGCCTCGATCATGTGGGGCTATCAGACCGCTGGCACACTGCGCGACTGGACGATCTCGCCGCGTGAGGGCGGCGGGTGGTCCATAACCGCACAGGTCGATGATCTTCACACGTTCCGGGCCTCCCAGCGGCCCCTAACGTGTGTGGCTCCCCATGCCTCTGGGGCATGGCGGTGGCCGATTCTTGAGCTGGAGATTGCGGCCGGCGCGCTGACGGCGCGCCTTGGGCCGAAGGAGTCAAGTCATGTCACGGTTCGTTCGCCCTGAAACCAGGGTGCTCACACTCGGCAACGGCGATACCTTGGTCGTCAAAGATTGCCTGACGGCTGGGGAGCAACGCGCGGCCTATGCGCGGATGTATCTCGCCGGCGTCAATGGGAATCTCTCGATTCATCCCCTCCAGGTCGGGCTGGCGCAGATGACCGCGTATCTCGTGGATTGGTCGCTCACCGATGACGAGGGGCGGCCGGTGGTGATTCGGGAGGTCTCGGCCGATCGGTTGGTCGAGGTCTTGGAATCGCTGGACCCTGAGTCCTTCTCGGAGATTCGGGATGCGATTGACGCGCACGAACAGGCGCGGGCACTCGCGCGGGCAGAGGAAAAAAAAACGATCCGCACTGGCGTGATCGAATCGCCTCAGACATCGCCATCGCTCGTCGTTGTCACTGGCGACCGAGCTGGGTCCGTGAACTAGACCCGGACGAGTACGACATCTTGGTTGAGCAGTTGATCGCGGAGCAAACACCGGACGAATAACATGGCGATTGCGGCCACCTTCACCGCCGATTTCCGGTCGTTCTCGGACGCGGTCCAGAAGGCCGAAGTCTCGCTCAAGTCGCTGGAATCTGGCGCCGCTGGTGCCGAAACCAAACTACAGCGCATGGCGAACTCGCTGTCTGGGACCAAGATCATCCAGGATGCGACGGTCATGGCGGAGGCCGTTGAGCGCGTCGGTGGTGTCTCGAAGCTCACCGAGAAAGAACTAGCCCGCGTGGCAGCAACGGCGCAGGAAGCCGCGGCGAAGATGCGGGCGATGGGCGTCGAAGTCCCGCCTGGGATTCAGAAGATTGCGGACCACGCGAAGAGCGCCACGGGATCATTCTCGGATATGCGCGGCGTGGTGACGAGCCTGGCCGGCGCCTTCGGCGTGGCGTTCAGTATCGGCGCGGTGGTCCGGTTTACCCAGGAGATTTTCAAGAGCGCGGATGCCTTGCAGAAGATGGCCGATCAGGCTGGCATTCTGACGACGCAAGTCCAGCAGTTGCAGTTTATCGAGAGCCAGACAGGCACCTCCACGCAGGCCTTGATCGGGGCGATTCAGAACCTCCAGCAGCGGCTCGGAGATGACAGCACCGGGGCCGCTGGCGCGATGAAGAAGTTGAACATCAACATGGCGGAGTTCAACGCGCTGGACACGTTCCAGCAGATGACCATGTTGGCGTCAGCGATTCAACAGATCCGCAATCCAACGGAGCAGGCGAGTGTGGCCGCCGCGTTGTTCGGTAAGACGTGGAAAGAGATCATGCCCGCGATCAGGGGCGACATGCAAGCCCTTACTGAGCAGGCGCCGGTGATGTCTGCCGAGACGACAGCGGCTCTGGATCGGATGGGCGATGCGGCTGGCCGATTCATGATCGTCATGAAAGGGGCTATCGCGGAAACTGTCGCCTTCAGTGCGGCGCCGTTTGTTGCGGCTTTCGATCTCATGGCGGCTGCGATTGGCAATGTCGGCACAGCGGCACAGGTGGCCAGTCCGTTCATTGCGGACCTAGCGCCGCCTGGGCTCCCAGAGGATCTCGCCGCGATCAACCGTGAACTTGACGCCGAACTGCTCGCCGTGCGCGGCGTCCAGCGCGAGATGGACGCCTACACCAACTCCGTCGAGCGGCTGACATCCGCGCATGAAAATCACATCGCCACCATCGGGGATCGTCTGTTTGGTGGGGAGGCGATTGCGAAAGCGAGGGCCTATGCGGAGGCGATCGGCTCGGTGGCGAATGCGTCGAATCTGGCGAAAGATGCCCAGGCTGAAGTGATTCGCGTCATGGAGTCAGGGATCTCGGCGCTGGAGCAAGCTGGTCTAGGTTCCGAAGCGCTCGCGGTGAAACTGCGGGCGATCAAGGCGGCGGCTGAAGAAATGCAGCCGGCTACCGAAAGGGCGTTCTCGGCCACAGAGAAGGCGGCGCTCGCGGCTGCCGCGGCGGCGGCGAAGGTGGCGGCAGAGATTGCGCGCATTACGAAAGAGACATCGAGGCTACAGCAGGAACTCGATGCTGCACGAGCCGCTCGTGAGAAGGCCAACAACCAACAAATCCAGTTCGACCGCTATCGCCAACTCTCGGATGGGAGCTGGGAAGAATTTGTGCCTGGCCGCGGGTGGGTCCGGCTCCAAGGCAGGCCTCCAGGGCGCGCATCTGGCGGTCCGGTGTCTGGCGGCGACCCCTACATTGTTGGCGAGCGCGGGCCGGAACTGTTCATCCCGAACAACAGCGGACGGATTCAGCCGAACTTATATGGTGGTGGGTCTCCGCTGCATGGCATGTCCGTCATGCATAATACGTTCAACGTCAACGGCACAGCGCAGGACGTGGCCAGACAAATCAGCGAGACCATCATGCGGACGTTGAAACAAAGCCGGCAATTTGGTGCCGCGTAAGGGAGCACGATCATGAGTGTCTGGAGTGCCAGCGAAGTCCTCATCTCATCGCAGATTGACGGCCCAACACTGACCGCGGCGGCAGCGGCCACCTGTCTCCCGGCGGCGTCCAAGAAAACCATGCCGGCCAATTTCCTCGCCAATCTTGGGCAAGTCCTGCTCATCAAAGCCACCGGGCGGATCAGCAGCGTCATCACCACGCCTGGGACGGCACGATTTGACATTCGCTTTGGCGGCACGGTGATCTTCGATGGTCTCGCGGTGCTCCTCGAAACCGCCGCCGGGTATACAAATGTGCGGTGGGATCTGGAGATTATGTTGACCGTTCGCGCGATTGGCACCTCGGCGAATATGTGGGGGCAAGGGACGTTCGCGGCGGATAACCTGCTTGGGGTGCCGGCGACGGCGCCGAAGCCCGCGCTCGTGGCCACGTTGCCGTGGAACTCGGCGCCTGCGGTGGGGGCGAATTTTTCCTCCATCGTCTCGCAAGAAATCGATATGTTCTTCACGCAGACCGTCGCCACGGGATCGCTGACGGTGCATCAGTTCATGGTCTGGGCGCCGTAAGCCTTTCATGCCCATCGGTCCTCCAGGCCCGCGGCGCATCCCGTTCCGCGCCACGCGCGGCATATCCACGTCGCCGGTCGTTACCTCGCTCAGCCCGACGTTCGATGTCGTGGCGGGCGGAGTGGCGGTCACGATTACCGGCCTAAACTTCCGCATGCAGGCGACCGGAATCGCTCCGTCCGTGCTCTTCGGGACCATCGCCGCGACGAGCGTGGTGGTGGTCAGTGCGACGAGCATCACCTGTGTCGCGCCGGCTGCGAGCCCTGCCGCGGCGCAAGTCGTTGATGTCTCGGTCACGATCAACGGGCAGACCGGCACACTCTCGCAAGCCTTCTCCTACTACGCCTCAGACGTTGTCGCGCTGACGCCGCCGCACGGGTCCACCGCTGGCGGGACGAGCGTCATGATTACCGGGAGCAACTTCGTCACCGGTAGCGCGATTACCTTTGGAGGGGTCGCGGCGACTGGCGTCACGTTCATTGACGCGGAGCACTACCTCTGCGTCACTCCGGCCGCGACGACCTACGGATTCGTGGACGTTGTGATCGGGGCGCCGACGAGCGTCACCGGGCGCAATGCCTTCCAGTACACGACCAAGAGCCGAGGCACGGACATCCGGCTCATGCAATCCGTCGTCGTGCGTGATGCGCTGAACGATGCGCCCAACTCTGCGACGTTTACGATTGACGGCCGAAGTCAACGGCCAGTCGTCGGCGAACAGATCGATATTCTCGACGGGGCCACCACGATCTTTGCTGGCACCGTGCAAGCGGTGGAGCAAGCGTATGACGTCGGGCAGCGTGATCGCCTGGCCTGGGCGGTCACGGCCGTTGATTTCACGTGGCTGATGAACGCGAAGCGGCCCTACGGGACGTATGAGACCGTGTCGGCGTCCGAGATTGTACGCGATCTCCACGCGCGATTTCTGACCGGATCCGCGTTCACTACGGCCTTTGTCCAAACGAATCTCCCGAAGGTCACGATCACGTTCGACGGGACGCAGGACTTCGCGCAGTGTCTCTCCTCGATTTGCGAGCTGATGGTGGGCGGACACTGGTACGTGGATTACGACCAGGCGATCCATTTCTTCCGGTCGATTCCGGCTGAGGCGTTGCCCACGGTCCCAGCCTCGATCATGCGGCTTGGGCCTGGCAGTTCGATGACAGTGGCCGAAGGCGCGCTCATCGGGTATGGCGGGTCGCCGTTCTGGTCGGTGTTCTTCTCGACGTTCGTCTATTCGGATGGGTCTGAGTCCAGCCCGAGCCCGATCTCGGCCCCCGTGCGGAATGATGGCCGGCACCGGTTCGCCTTCTCCAGCGTGCCGACTGGCTCAGCCGTTGGTGCCCTGACTTGCACGAAGCGGCGGATCTGGGCGATTCCGTTCGTCCAAGGCGAGCGGTTCCGCAAGTTCTGCCAGATTGACGACAACACGACGACGGCCTTCGAGTCGAATTACAACGCGGTGAATGCCTCGCTCGCCGTGATTGTGGCGATGGGGAGCACGGTGAGCCTGCCGAGGCGGCCGTATGTCTCGCCGCCGCCTGGGGTCGCCCAAGCGCTCACAGCCACGGCTGGCACCGGGACCATGACCACGCCGGCCGGGGCGACCTACACGTATACGGCTGGGGCGTGGCGCTTCCGGGTGACGAATCTTTACCGGGATGGGACGGAGTCCTACGGCAGCGATGCGTCTGGGGCGGTGCAGCTTGACGGGGCGCAGGATGTCACGCTTTCGAATATCCCGCTCGGGCTGACGCTGAACAGCGTCACGGTGGTCGGGCGAGTCGTCTACGGCAGCGTCAACGGCGGGTCGTATCGCTCCGTGGGCATCATCGCGAACAACGTCGACACCAATCTAGCAATGACCTCAAGTCTTGGCCACACGGTTGATCTGCCCGTCGCGCCTGGCGTGGATGATCCGTTCTCGCTGAATGATGATGGCCCGTGGCTGGAGAATGCGCCGGCGCCGGACGATCTCACCGATGCGAATACGGATATTCAGTTACTTAGCCCGCCGCTGGTGTCATTCGAGGACGTGTCGCAGTTGCGGAACCGGGTGACCGTGTTCGGGGAAGGGACGTATCTGCAACCGTTCGTGTCTGTGAACGGCTCGACACACAGCGATCCTGTCGCGAACGCCGCTGGCACGACGCATTTGCACGTGGTGAATGCCGCGGTCTTCAGTCCGTCAGGAGGGCAGCTCCAAGTCGGAACAGATCGCCTGACCTATGTCGGTGTTAGCGGGCTCGGCGGGCAGTCCTCGCCGATCCTAGAGGATGGCGGCCCAGGGCTGGTCTGGATGGCCTCATCGTTATCGCGAAGTTACCTCGACGGCATTCCGGTGTATCCGTTCGTCACGGTCAACGACGTTGAGTCCCAGATTCGACGGAGCCGCGCCGAGAAGGATGTCAACGGCAACGAAACAGATGGCATCCGCGAGTTTGTGCTCGTTGATGCCACGTTGACCACGGAAGCGCAGCGGACGGCCCGCGCGAAAGCGGAACTGCAACTCTTCGCCGATCCGATTGTGACGCTCACGTATGCGACCCGTGACGCCAAAACGAAGTCAGGGAAGCTCGTCACGGTGAATTTGAGCGACCCGCCGGTCACGGGAGAGTTCCTGATTCAGGACGTGACGATTGATCAGGTGTACGAGTGGGGCACGCTCGGTCCGCGGTATACCGTGCGGGCGTCGTCGTCCAAGTTCGATCTCAACGATCTGTTCC